TAGCACTCAACGTGGATCTAGTCGCTTCTGGGTTCAAGCTGCAACCCTAGATAATGGAAGCAACTGGTGGAGATTAAACAGCGGTGAAGATAGTCAGCCTGGTTTGGTTTGTTTTGCTCTTGAACGAGATACAGACTTTACTGGAACGGTTTGGAAACTCTAATGCCTACTTATGTTTACATTTGCGAAAACTGTGGTGGTAGAAAAACAGTTGTTGCCGAGATAACTGAAGACATACAGCAGCCTTACTGTGAACTCTGTGAGTTAGACATGGTTAGACTTTTTGGGGTAGGTGCTATTCGTTTCAATGGTGGCGGATGGGGTAAGGATGCACGATGAGTCTAAAACTATTAGTAATCTTTGCGACAGTCTTGAGCGTAAATGTTGCTCCAGATGTTCCTGAAGAAATAGTTGTTCCTAAAGCTGCGGTTGAACAGGTGAATACACACAGCTTTAGAACTGTTGCTTTGTTGAACGCTAAAGAGATCAGGCAGCAGGCTAAGCGAGATAAGTTGAAGCGGGTAGTAAATTATTTAACTACTAGAGTTCATAAAACTAGCTACGTGTTTTCTGGTTCTTCTGTTAGTGGCTGGGATTGTTCTGGGATGGTTCGTTATGCCTATAAGCGTTTAGGTATTACATTGGAGCATTCTGCGGATAAGCAGGCTCACTCAGGTGTTAGGGTGAGTAAACCTAGAGTTGGGGACATCGTTGTTTTTGCTTATAACGGATCTAAGAGCTTCTACCACTCAGCGATTTATGTAGGTAATAACTTAGTTATAAACGCTAACTTGATGTATAAAACTACGGTAATTCAGCCGTTGAGTGATTTTAGAAATAGCCAGATTAGATTTGTTCGGGTGATTGATTGATTCGGGAAACGTGTTCTTGTGGAGCTGAGTTTGAAACTGATGATAGAGATGCCATACTTTTAGTGAAGAACTGGCGTAAAACTCATAAGCACTCTGAGAAGCCTTATACGGCTGATACAGGGGTTATTCAAGTGCAGGGCGATAATCAGGTTGCTTTAGGTTTTCAAGCTCTCTACGACCAATACAATGATAGTTTAGACGAATAGAAAGAATAAGAATGAAACCTACGCTAACCATTGGTAATGCCGAGATTTATCACGGAAATAACTTAGACGTTCTACCTACACTGCCTGATAACAGCGTTGATGCGATTGTTTGCGATCCACCATACGAACTAGGGTTCATGGGAAAGTCTTGGGATTCTTCGGGGATAGCCTATAGCGTTGAACTCTGGAGAGAATGTTTGAGAGTTCTGAAACCTGGTGGACACTTGTTGGCGTTTGGTGGAACTAGAACTTGGCACAGACTTGCTGTTGCTATTGAAGATGCAGGATTTGAAATCAGGGACAACATTGCTTGGTTGTATGGATCAGGCTTCCCTAAATCACATAACATCTCTAAGGCAATAGATAAAGCTGCAGGAGCAGAAAGAACTGTTATCGGTAGTCGCATTGCCGATGATATTCGTGGTGGAAATATGCATGCTGAAAATAGGGGCGAAAGACACACCATAGACATTACTGCTCCTGCTACTGATGAAGCTAAAGCATGGGAAGGCTGGGGTACAGCCTTGAAACCTGCCCACGAACCGATTGTTGTTGCACGTAAACCTGTTGTGGGAACTGTTGCTAATAACGTTTTGACTTATGGTGTTGGGGCGTTGAACATTGATGCGACACGTATAGAAACAGAAACCATTACTATAAACACTTTTGATAGTGGTGCTAAACCTTTTGGGGATGCTATCGGTGAGCCTTACACTTCTAAAGAAAGTCAGGGGCGTTGGCCTGCGAACATAATTCTTGATGAATTTACCGCTGAACTGTTAGACGAACAATCAAATGCAAGTAGGTTCTTTTATGTTGCTAAAGCTTCTAAACGTGACCGTAATGAAGGATTAGACGAACTACCTGAAGTTAGACATGCAGACCGTAATGCGACTGATGGTGCAGGCGGAGATAACCCACGCAACAGAACTAATCAGGCTAAACAAAACTTTCATCCAACCGTCAAACCAACTTCACTAATGCAATACCTAATCAGACTTGTAACCCCTGAAGGCGGTGTTGTGTTAGATCCGTTTACAGGTTCAGGTTCAACAGGTAAAGCAACTATCCTAGAAGGCAAACGCTTCATAGGCATAGAACTAACTGCAGACTATCTACCAATTATTGAAGGCAGACTGCAACACGCAGTAGAAACCGTGAATACTGAAGAAGGTGATTTGTTTGAGTAGATTTCCCAAACCTTGTTTAGCCTGCAACAAACTAACAACAGGTGGAAGCTACTGCGATGCTCACCAGGCAATAGTTGATGAGAAAGAAAAGGTTAGACAAAACAATCGCAAAAGGGGCAGGACACTCTACGATAATTCTGCATACCGTAGGGGTAGGGCATACCTAAAGGCGACTGCCACACACTGCCACCTATGCAAGCAACCATTCACTAATCGTAAAGACATTACTGCAGATCATGTTATTGCTGGCGACCCTAACTCACCGTTAGCCCCCGCCCACTCTGTCTGCAATTCCAGAAGGGGAAACAAACCACTCACCTAGACACAAGGACAAACACCTAAACAATCAGCTATTCAACTCATCACAAGTAGTGGGGGTTCGATAGGGGGGTAGCCATTTTTGTTTTTGTGTTTCCTTTCTTCACCCCGCACCCATGCTGAAACGTGTAGCCGATGCTCAACTCATTTTCTGATAGCCTTGTGATATGCCGAATCCTGCCAAACCCCTTGAACTAAAACGAGCTTTAGGTAATCCTGGTAAACAGAAAATACCTAGCATTGATAAGACTGTAAGCCTAAGTTCTGGCAGGGTTGAACCGCATCAACCTTTGGATTGGGCTGGTTTGTTGTTGTGGAATCGGGTATTTGGTGCAGGTCAAACTTGGATTAGTCCGCAGTCGGATGTTGAACTTTTGTTGTTGACTTGTAAGCAGCTAGATCGGCAAGTCGTGTTGGAGCGTATGTTCGTTGAGAAGCCTAATGACTTTCATGTGAGTAGGCAGTTACTTGAACTAGAAAATGCAATTGTAAGAAATTTAAGTTTGCTCGGTTTGACTGTTGATGCTCGTTCTAAGTTGGGGTTAGCAGAGATCAAGGCTGAATCCAAGATGGAACAGTTGCGTAAACGTCAGGATCAGCGTGAGAAAGTTATCGTAATTGAGTCTTGATAGGTCTTGGCCACCTGCTTTATTGACTCCTACGGATCATAAGTTTGGTAGTCGTGGAGCAGATGCAGTTGATTTTATAAATACGTTTGTTACGTTGACTAAGGATTCTATTGCTGGTGGTGCTGGTGAGCCGATTCGGTTGCGTGGTTGGCAGGAGAAACTGTTAGACGACATTTTGGTGTTGGATGAAAATGGTTTGTTTAAGGTAAGGACTGCACTGATTGGCGTTGCAAGAAAGAACGGAAAGTCCAGCCTTGTAACAGGTTTGGGACTCTGGTTTCTGATCAATGGTGATGAGGGTGGTGAAGTTTATTCTTGTGCAGCTGAAAAGGAGCAGGCACGAATTACTTTTGGTGATGCCAGGAAGATTATTGAGCGTGAACCGGAGTTAGCTGCGATGTGCAACATTTACAGGGATGTTATTGAAGTGCCTTCTACAGGTTCTATTTGGCGTGTGCTAAGTGCAGAAGCTTTTTCCAAAGAAGGATTGAACAGTAGCGTTACGATTATGGATGAGTGCCATGCACTTCCCAATCGTGAGCTGTGGGATGTTATGCAATTGTCTATGGCTTCTAGAAGGCAACCGATTATGCTTGGCACAACTACTTGTGGCGTTAAGACGGATTCAACTGGGCAGGATTCTATTGCTTATCAGCTTTACCAGTATGGGCAGAAGGTTGCTAAAGGTGAAATTGATGACCCTAGTTTTTACATGGCTTGGTGGGAAGCAAAAGCAGATAGTGATCACAGGCTTGAAGAAACTTGGGTGCAGGCTAATCCTGGTTATGGGGATTTGAACTCTAAGCAGGACTTTGAATCTATGGTGAAGCGTACTCCTGAAGCAGAGTTTAGAACTAAGCGTTGCAATCAATGGGTTAGCTCTCAAAATGCTTGGTTGCCTGCAGGTGTTTGGGACACTCTCGCAGATACTAGCGTTGTTGTGGGTGAGTTTGATGAGATTGTGTTAGGCATTGATGGTTCGTTTTCTGGGGACACGACTGCGATTGTGGGTGTTACAGTTCCGAAGTCTAGGGATGATAAGCCACACGTTTTCTTGGTGAAGGCGTGGGAGAAGCAACCTGATGACTTGGATGATTGGCGTGTGGACACGCTTAAAGTTGAGCAGACTCTAATTGCCTTCTGCCAGTCGCACCCTAACGTCAAGGAACTAGCCTTTGACCCTTTCCGCTGGCAACGATCTATGGCGGTGCTACAAGATTTGGGTTTGCCTGTGGTTGAGTTCCCTTCCACTTCGGCTAGGCGTATGGTTGGTGCTTGCTCTAAAGTCTTTGATTCTGTTACTGAAGCGACATTGACCCATGACGGTAATCCTTTGCTATCTAGGCACTTGGATAACTGTGTTTTGAAGATAGATAATCTCGGTCCACGCATCGTTAAGGAAAGTCGCAATTCACCACGCAAGATTGACGCAGCTGTGGCGTTTGTTATCGCCTATGATAGAGCAACAAGTAAACTAGAAACGATGGCGTTGCCAGAGTTCTTTTCGTTCTAAGGATAAATTTGTTACCTACGATTTTACAGGCTTCAGGGATAGCGTTAATCGCTGTTGGGGCTGGATTAGTTTTTCTTCCTGCAGGTATTGTTCTTGCTGGTGTTGGTGTTTTGTTGTTTGGTTTGGCTTGGGAAAAGAGTGGTAAATAATGCTTGGTAATCTTGGTGAAAATAGGGCAATAAGTTTCCAGTCTTTGTGGGGTGCAGGTGATCTGACTTCCTTTGAAACACAATCTTCAGCTTATGTTGATTATCAGACTGCGTTCACTGTAAACGCTGTTTGGGCTTGTGTGTCTTTGATTAGCGATACCGTTTCAGCGTTGCCTGTTGATACTTATGTTAGGCGTGATGGCATTGCTTACCCTTACAGACCGAAGCCTACTTGGGTTAGTAAGCCTGATGTAGCTATTCCTAGTGTGGCGTTCTGGCAACAAACAATGATTAGCCTGCTCATTGATGGCAATGCTTTTGTGCGTTTGTTTAGAGATGATCGTGGCGAGATTGTGAACATGGTTGTTCTAAACCCTTTGAGCGTTCAGGTTTCTCGTAATGCTCTAGGTCAAAAGTTTTATACATCTACCCTTGAAGGCAACAAGACTCTTACTAACGATGAGATGCTACATATTTCAGGTAGCGTTTTGTTCCCTGGTGAGTTCAGGGGTAAATCTCCGATAGACACAATGAGAGAAAACATAGGACTTGCTATTTCTCTTGAGAGTTTTGCAGCTCGTTTCTTCGGACAAGGAACATTGACTCAAGGTGTAATTGAATATCCTGGAGCGTTGACTGCTGAACAGGCAGAGAACCTTGCTAAGTCTTTTGACCGTCAACACAAGGGTTTCCGTAAGGCACACAAGACAGGCATCCTTTCTGGCGGTGCAGTATTCAAGCCAACAACTATTGCTAACGATCAGGCACAGATGCTTGACTCTCGCAGACTTGCTGTTGAAGATGTTGCTAGAGCGTATCGTGTTCCTACAGACATGATTGGTTTGAACAACGGTGGGCAGAGCTACAACTCTATTGAGCAGAAGCAGATTGCCTTCGTAACTCACACGCTTAGACCCTGG